TAGCATTGTAAGAATGATCTTCTGAATCGCCTGTTTCATAACATCATCAGAATTATTATTCGTATTAATCATTGGTTCCTCTATAAAACATAGATTAATTCCATTTTCAACGAACCACTCATATTCTTTCATTGTATCGTTCATATTTCGCCCCATACGAGTAATAGAATCAAATACAACCGTATCTCCTTCTCTTACCATTTGCTTCAATAATTGATAACTAGGGCGCTCAAAATTCTTACCGCTAACTTTATCAATGAACAAATCTCGTTCATTAATTCCTTTATCTATCATTTTCTTAATCTGCCTATCTTCTTTTTGGTCTTTCGAAGACACTCGAATATAACCAAATATTTTCATTTATCATAACCCCTTATCAACTTTTTGATAAAATCATTATATCTTTTTATGTATCAAAAAGTCAATCGTAATTTTGATATTTATCAAAATTAAAAAATATACTTTATGATAGCAAAAAAACCCTAGTTTAATAGGGATGATTTTTTATATCATAAAGTATACTTTTTTAAACTGTTTTCTCGTCTGTATTTTTTGTTTTTTGAGGTTTCAATACAAAATATGTAGGGATATATATTCCGCACAAATAAATACTGATATATAAAAAAGTAAAAATACAAAGTGTAAAATCATATTTATAACCCACAACTACTTTTGTAGCATATAAAGTCATGATTATAGATAAACCGATTAAAACTATAATAAAAGTAATGATATCAAATAAATTTATATTAATAGTGAACCTGGTTTTGCACATGAATTTTTCAAACATGAAATCACTCACCTTTCCTTTCTAGCATCCTAGCATAAGCGAATAAAACCACAACAATGCAAATCAACGGGGACATATATACTATAAAATTAAAAATTTCATCTAAGTTCATTTTTATTCTCCCTTTTCATAAAACAAATTCTTCATCTTCATTATCTCGTTCTAAATATTCCTGGTATCTCTTTCTAACTTTTTGATTCCTATAGAAAGATAGAGCAATAAAAACTATGATCATATTCATTGCTATAATTTCAATTGCATTTACTAGATTCAAATAATCCAAAATCGTTAACATTTCTTTAGCTTCCTTGCTAGATTAACGATTAAATCATAGATTTCAAAAACTAAAACAAGGACGGCTGCCATTCCAATAAAGAGCATTTTCATAACCCCCCTTCTGAAAATCTCTTTTGCACCTGGAATATTATTTTAGGTAAACCAAAAGCAAGAATATATCCGATAGCGAAATATAAAACTAATCCATAAAACACCCCTAGCACCTCCTCTACACGTTAAATTCTAAAAAGATAGCTACAACACCCATAATCGTTAAAAAAGCCAACGTGTGAAGTCCTACACTCTTAAAAATCTCCTTTAACAAACAATCACCCTTTCAAAGCTCTTTTTTCAGCTATATCAATTCCGACCATACCTACACTAAACACCAACATTAAAAGAACACCAATTACCATCATGGAAAATCCCCCTATTCGTGTAATGATTCAATATAAGCCTGTAACTTTCGTTGCTCTGTTTTTGTTAATTCATTAGGAGACATCATAAAGAATGAATTCCGCCCTACCTTAACATTCCTATCGTCCCTAAATTGCTGTCTTCTCTCCCAATGCATACAATCATAAGGTAGTAGAATATAACCCATTTTCCCCGCCATATCTTCCGCCAGTTGCAATTGTTTAAAGAAAATGTATTTGTTGTACATCTTCGCTAACTTTTGCGCTGGTATGCTTGGATTAAGATATAAAAGACTTTGTGGGTCTTTATCTCCATATTTTGTTGGTGGAATCAATGAGTATGCATTCATATAGTTTCTTCTCCCTTAAATCGTCATTTTCTCTTTATTAAACACTTTTTCCAAAGCGATCGTTGTTGTCTCTTTCTTTTTACGTTTTTCTTTACCCCTTGCTCTATCGTGTATCATTTCAAGTTTCTCAAAAAATTCATCACTTGCTTTTTCTGTCGATGGTAAAGGGAATCCCTTAACCATTTGATGTGTATCGTACAATTCCAAATCGAATATTTTCTTCGCCCGACTCATCGGCAAGAAAGCTTTGTTAAGTAATGTTCCTTCCTGATAATCCGTAAATCTAATATGAAATCCTTTCGGCGTTTTCCTTACATCTACTAACACTTCTACAATCTGTCTAATACGACTATCGACGTTAGATATATTAGGTGAACAATACATCTGAACGCTTCTCATCTTCCCTGTATAAATCATTACTTCAGTGGCGATACTTTGCCCATATTTCGACCATTTACGATTACTGAAAGCCATGTGAGCCTCGTCCCAACAACAAATACTCCCTTGAGCTTCGGCTACCTCGTACCAATCTGTGTAATGATCCATAGGCTTTGAATCTAACAACTGATAATTCGAGAACAATTGTATTTCTCCGCCCATTTCTTCAACTTTCATCTTCCAGTAATGAGCAAGCAATGACATAAGCAACGTTTTACCTTGTCTTAAAGGCGCTTGTATGAATATGTGAAATGCCATTACCTTCTCATTCCTTTCTCCGCCATGACGATAGGTTTTGGAGGTTTTGGGATTAATGCTTCAATTGTTTGAATGTAGTATTGTGGGTCTGCTACTGCAATTTTGCTCTCCATAATGAACTTAATCACATCTTTATACGGATTCTCTTCACCATGTATATACGTATTTTCACCAAGCTTTTGAAGAAGAATAAGCGCCCTTACTTGTGGCTCTTGCAACTCCTGTGACTTCTCTTTCATTACTTCGATAACTTGCTTTATATCAGATACATGCTCCACATTCGGAAACAAATTATCTCCTATAGCTTGTTGTAACTTCTCAGCATTCGTTACTGGATTTGACACCCTTATTCCCCCTCTCTACTTGTCCGATTTTTGATATGACTGTGTAGGTACTTCTTGATGTTGAGCCTTTCCATTGGAGCAACTAACCGCTCCAAATACAATGAATGAAATAACAATTATGATCATTAATCCAATCTTAGTGAAATCCACCGGCGATTCTGGTGGTTTTGGTTTGAAATTAGTTATTTTAGATAAAACAATACTTTTCTCTAATTGCGCCAATCTTTTTGTTTCCATAATGGATTGAGTCGGTGCTCTATAAAAGAAATTACGTCCCATTGCGCTATTCGTAACTACACAATCTTCAATAGGTATCACATACTCATCAATAACCATCACTTTATCTTCTTGAATCAAGTTTATTCTCTTAATATCAGATGTTTTTTGTTCATCATCGAACACAATCAAAACATCATTAGTTTGTGGTCCGAAATCTTCTTCTCTCATTTTTTGTCTGCTAAATCTACTTAACATACCCATCATTTGCACCTACCCTATTACGTCTCTTTGTTGTTTATTTTTTGGTTTCCTGTTATAAATCTTCAATCCAATTAACACCGCTGTAACAAGCCCTAAGCCCGCTGACAAGCTAATTGCATACATATATAGAATTGCATCTACCACCATTTCACGCCCTCCTTGGCACTGTAATAAAGTCTCATAATTGACCTAAATATGATTAATCCACCTAACAATGTTGCTGATAACAAAGCCGATACAATAACGCCTTGCCATGCTCCAGGCATGTCTCCAAAAACAGAGAAATACTTCCCTATGTCGATTCCCTGTGAAGCAATTTGATTAATCGTTCTTAATTTTTCTAAAGCAAGATCCATAAAACTGTGAAAAGGATTGAATATGGAATCAACAAAACTTCTTAATTTCGTTTTTAACTCTGAAAAAGTAAAGTCTTTCATATCCATAAAATCAATCCCCTCCTACTCTTATTGATGAAATATATTTAATGGCTGCAATGACTGTTGTGTACCAAATGATGAACATTAATATCGTCGCAACTGCATTTAACTGGAATGGTCCTAGCATGGAAAATAACTTCCCCATCGTTTCAGAATAACCATGACCACCCGACCCTCTAGGTGTGTAATTAAAGCTTGCTAACGTTCTTCCGAACCCGACAATAAGTGACCATAATAATTTCATGGTTTCAAATATTATTAAGAATAGCTTTACTACTAATACACCAATCTGATAGAGGAAATAGAGAAATGCATCTATTACGGCGAAAATCACACCTACAATCATTTTGAGAAAATCAATAACAGGCTCAAAAATTTTATATAGTAACTTCCCTAGCCACTTGATAACGTCCCATAGGACACCAAACAGCTTTTTAAATGCATCTCCTATTAATCCCATTCAATCACCCTTTAAAAGTGAAACTGGATTGAATCAACTGAATAATTTTGTCAGCAAAGATGAATACCGCTAACAAGAAAATCACTGGAGCAATAAATAACATTAATTTCGAAAAAACTAGAGAGACAATCGAATCTAACAAAAACGAATTACTCACTTTTCATCTCTCCCTTTCTTATTTTGAATAGAGTTATATAAAAACGTAATAATAGGTTTATAGAATCTAAATGCTAATCCTAATAATATTAACGGACCAACAATCAACAGAAACACCATAGCAACGCCTACAACATCCTTCGGATTAAATGGCATCTTTACATCATACTCGACCTCTAAAGCGTCAGAAGAAGGCTTTTCCGCAACTTCTTTACTCTTCTCTCCTTCTACATCATTTTTATTAACCGTACTTACTTGAACTTTATAAGATTTATCGTTTTCTAAATTTTTTACGATCAATTTATTAGATGTTAAAGGTTTGTCATTGATTTTCTTACCATCTACATACACATTGTATCCCTGTAAATAAGGCGAACTTACACCATTCCATGCTATAACAAGCTTTCCGTTTTGAGGTGTAACAAAAACTTTATCCGGCGGAGGAAGAACAGGCATTTTCGTTGTTACTTTTTTGGTTGCTCCTGATGTTTCGAATCCATTCTCATCAATTGATTTAACTGTGAATTCATATTCCTTAGCACTCTCCAAACCTTTTACAATATAAGAATTTTTAGGTTTATCAAGCTTTCCTAAAAGACGTTTTCCTTGATAAACATTAACCCCTGTAAATTTTGGTGTATCTGGATTATTCCATGATAAAGTAACTTGATTCAAACTAGCTTCAGCTTTTAAATTTTCCACATCTGTAACCTTATCTGTTGTTCCATAAACCTTAAATTCATAAATATAAAATGAACCAATATAATCATATTCAATCGATACATACCTAACATCGTTAACCTTTTTCGTCGATGAAAAATCTACAAATTTAGAAACAACTTTCATATTAAAATCATAATATTTAACAGAATAACTAGCGGGATTTAAAGAACCAGTACCACGTTTTTCATTTAAGGTAAATTTATCAATTGTAAAAATATCTCCTAAATCATAAACAATCGGAAGACCTCTAATATTGTCATAAGTATCTGGATTACCATCCGTCATCTTTTTAAATTCTTCACCAGTTTTTTGTCTCACACCCGTTTTACCTTCTAGCAAATCCACAACCGCCGCACTCGCAAAGTTAGGAATTACAAAGCAAAACATCATAGCAAAAACCAATAGAAAACCGCATTTTTTTAAGTTCAAAATTTCACCTCCTTGTAATAAAACATCCATCCCCAAACCCCTTATCCAAGGGGCTTCCCTCGGCGGTAGCCAGCCCCAAACGCAATAACGTTTGAGGACAAGCAAGAGGGTCTTTGTATAGGCGCTATGTCAACTCCTTAATGCTCCTACGTGCGCTTACCGTTGACATATACCATATGTATCCCTCCCCCATTTGAGAGCTGTCAGCGATGTTTTAAGAGCATTTAGACTCCATGTTTACGAATAAACTCTTTGTTGATTCAAAATACTCCCGCATAGATTCCATTTTCTTTTTCTCGTCATCCGTTAACGGGTATTTCTTCTCTAATTCCGTTGTGAAATCCGAAAAGGAATCATTCAGGATTTGCAAACTCTTAAAATATTTCTTTAAATCTCTTTGTTTAATTTTCAACATGATCTCTCCTTAATCGGGACTCTTTTTATAATCGACCATCGGTGGAAGGTTCGTTCCTCCTGGTTTCGGCGGATTCCCTCCTCCATTCGGTTTAGGAGGATTCCCACCGTTATCTCCTGGTCTTGGCGGACTCGTATCATTCCCGCCAGGCTTGGGAGGATTCCCTCCGTTATCCCCTGGTCTCGGCGGACTTGTGTCATTTCCTCCAGGCTTCGGAGGATTCCCATCGTTATTCCCTGGTTTGGGAGGCTTATCATCATTCACGCTCGGTTTAGGAGGTTTCTCATTATCCGTATTTGGCTTGGTTGGTTTCGGCGGTTCCCCTTTATCTTTATCTTTTGGCGTTGGTAAATCGCCAGTCGGTTCTTTAGGCTTATCTTGTGTCCATCCTGACTTTTCCGTTTCGCCAGGCTTCGGCAATTCTTTTGGCGTTTCGGGTAGGTTGTCCAACGGATTCCCTATATCGAAACCGCCTGATTCGTCTTTTTTCTCTTCTATCGGCTTCGCTTCTTTTTTTATATCATCAGCCGTAAATCCCGAATCCTTTAAGTCAGGATTATCTTTTATATCGGGCATATGATTCTCTAATCCTCCTGTATCAATGCCAGGCATATCAGGTATCGGTGGCGGACTTGGTGGGTCGGGTGTCTTCCCTATTACTTCAGACATTTTATTCCCGATTTTATCCGCGAAAACGTCGGATACCTTGTCCCAATCAGGAGGTGGTGGAATTTTTTTCTCTACTTCATCAAGCTTGCTTAACAGTTTTTTAAAATAATCCTCTGGATCATAAGGAGGTTTGTTATTCCCTCCGTTATCTTCTTTGTCTTCTTCTTTCGGTTCTTCGATATCGCCTGAACCATGTGGTTTATCAGGTAATTTTTCATTTGTGCAAATCCCATCATTTTTACCGTCATAATCACGGAAGTCATCAGGATTTACAGCTTCTTCAGGTAGTTCGTAGTATTTAGCGCCTTCGCCCCAATACTGTGTTACTCCCCCGCCTTGTGCATTCTGTGGAAATCCTGTTGCTTTAAAACGCACATATCCCTTAACTTTTCCATTGACGAAAATGTAAAAAGCGTACGTTCCGTTTTCTTTGATGTTAATGTCAAATTTGTTTTCTTTTTGTGAAGGTCTCACCCACTTGGTTAATCCAAAATTGAAGGAGCAATCATTCACAAGCATCAATTCGGATAACTGAAATGTCACTACATCCTTAGCATCAGTAACTTTCAAGGAAAGGCTAATTCCTTTGTTATCCACTGTGACCCCTTTACTTCCGAGCAACTGAATAGATGGGCCATCAGCAAACACCGACCTCATATTTACAAATGGCATGAGGAATACCATAAAACACATTAATGTTTTGAGTACCGTATGCTTTTTTATCATTTAAAAAACCTCACGTTTTTTGTAAAAAAAAGAGACAATAAAACGTCTCTCTTTTATGAGTTTTTTCCGCCAGTACGGAATGAGTTAAGGAATAGAGAAATGAATTTAGGTGCAATTTTAAATGCAAGCCCTAAGATAACGAATCCTGCAACGATACCTACTAAAGCCATTGAACCCGTAACAACATCTCCAACCGTAAATGGTAATTTTACTCCTGTTAAATCAAGCATATTATGAATACCTCCAGTATTTTTTATATTTCACTAGCAAGGATTCGCTAGAGAATGTCAGTCATAATAACGAACTTCATAGTCGTCTTTTTCATCTTCTTGTTCATCGTGATTTTTCACAAAAATGTTCTTTATGATATCGATAGTTTTTTCAACCGCCGGGAAACACATTGCAATCATTATCCCTGGTGCAATCAAGAACAAAATCCACTTCATGATTTTCCAAAAATAAGCTAAATTATCTCCACTAAGAAAGGCTTGATATGGTGGTATATCCATAATTAACTACTCCCTTTCGACTTAACGGCTCTAATGATCACTTCTAATAATTTCCCTACCGCATAAATAGAAACCATAATCACGGCAAATGGTGCTGCTAGTTTCAATAAGAAACCAAAGTTACCCCAAAAAAAATCGAAATCAAAAGCACTACTCATATTGCCCACAATATATTTCGCTCCTTTCTATTCCTTTGTCCTTTGATATACACCGAGTGCCGTAAATATTAATGAATAAGAAACAAAGAATGAAAGAATTGCAAGCATCACTTCTACATTACCGAAAACCGTCTTTAGTGCTTGAAATACAAGTCCTCCTAATCCCATTTATTTCTCCTCCAGTTCAACATAGAATTCATTAATATCATTGCAATAGGATAGATGGAGAAACACGCTACAAAGAATATGAGATAGATATAAAAGACATCTTTCGGCGTTCCAAATATGACATCGTACATATTAAAATCTCCTTGTGAAATTGTTATAGATCATAACAAACAAAATGCACGTAAGAAGAATAATCGTTATAATGTCACCCAATGTAATTGAATGAGAAACAACGAGCGTACCGCCATCAGTTGGGATAAGTGTTTCATTCATTTGTTATTCACCTCTTTTAAAGAAATAAAAAAGGGACAAGTATAATCTTTCGATAAGAAAGACACACTTGTCCCTTGTTACACATACATCTATAAATGCACATATACAACTCTAATAAGAATGTGTATAATAGCACATATAGTTGATGTGAGCTTCGGCTCGGTTTTGAAGTATGTCCAGTACTTCTTAGCCCTTACTCGGTGTTGGTAGCACCTTGTAGGACTCGGCTATTTTTTTATGGAATAAAATTGACTCGAAATATATCTGTTCCTTATATTAATCATTTTCAGTTTGGAAAGGAAGTACCAAAATTATTTAGGTATATATTAAGATTGATGAATTTCTATTTTTCCCAAAAACTTTTTTTCGGTTTTCTCTTAATTAATTTTATAACTATATAAGCTATATATTTAATACCCCTAAAACCCCAGTATCTACCGTACCCACCAAAATACTAAAGTGTGCGCATGAATTTTTTTAGTTATATATATAACGATAAAATACCGCACGTTTTACTGTAATATTTTTACATTTAAAGTTAAATAAAAAAGACCGGATTTTTCATCCGATCTAATTGCTTTTTTATCTTTTGAACTACGAAAAAAGTCACCTTATACCTCTTCTATAGGATGTCTTTTTAAGGTGAAAAACTTTTTCTTTTTGAACTTTTAATTTCTTTTCTTGCTCTCTTTCTTTTAAAAATTCCCCACTTATAACATAGAATAATAATTCCAAAATACGATAAAGTATTAAAAGTAAAATCAACGTACAACCAACCGACATTATAATTTCACTGTAATCCATTTTGACAACCACCTCCATATAACTATTTTTCAGACCTTTTAAAAGCCCTAATACAACCATAAATACCAGCAATACAAAAACTAAAAAATATAATTAAATCCATAAATCCACCTATCAATAATTTTATTTTTAAATACATATGGATAATACAATTTTCGAAAAAAACTATGATGCCGTTTGAGTTTGGATTGCTTCTAACACTTTATTTTTCCACTTGGTTACATCTTCTTTTGAAATACCTAAATCTATTAATTCTTTTGGAATGAATGAATTATCTAGCATCCACAAGGACAATCTTTCTAAAGCTACATTCTCATTTCCAAAGTTATAGCAATGTTCATATCCTTTTTGATTGGTTTGTGTTTTACCTGTATATTTTCCTAAATAATAATATCTTCTCTTACCTGCTTTCACACTTGTTAAAAACGCCACAAACGGCACCTCCTGTATTTTTTTCTCGAAAATATATACAAACGTGTATTCGCACACCGATAAACCTGTTCGTATTAAATTAAAAAAAAGAAAGAAAACGATTAGTCTTTTTTTAAATTCTTGTTGTAATAATCCATGATGATTTTGCTTGCTATTTCATTCTTATTTCCTAACTCTTCAAATGCCCAAATTACTTTTTTCGGGACTTTCACAAATAAAGTATCTATTTTATCTTCTAATGGTTTACGTGGTCTTGGCATTCAAAATCCTCTTTATCTCTTTATTATCATCCTCTTTTCTTTTTTTATTTTTTTCTTTTTATTTTCCATCAGTATAGCAAAAATGCATTATCTTAATCTTAGTTTTTATTATGCTTTTTTAAGAAATCTATTAAAGCAATTTCTACGATCATAGACTTTTGATTTTTTAATTTTGCCTTTTTAAGAAAATCAGCAAATTCATTGTGAACAGATTCTGACAAGAAAATGCTATTTCGTTCTCTATTTTCATCTTCATCAATATTTTGAAGACGTTCAAATAAACTTGGCTCATGTTCTTCATCAGCAAACTCACTAATAATGTTATCTCTCAATTCATTTTCCATTTGCATTTTTACAAATTTCTTTAGAAACACAATTTCTTCTTGTGTAAATTCTTCTTTATCCACTGTTTTAATACCCTTTTTTTCACTCATTTCCGTACACTCTCCAAACTGCCAACGCCCATTATCATGAACATAGCCCTCTTTTTTTAGCCTTCTTCTAATTGTAGAACTATTTAAATTTAACTCTTCCTCCAATTCTTTCATTTTCTTCCCTTGTTCCAATTGCTCTACAATTTCACTCGCCTTCAT